TGCAAAAATTGCTTGGACATAGCAATATCCGGGAAACGATGATTTATGCGCACGTCATGGATGAGAGCAAGCGGGAAGGTATGCAATGTTTCAATAGCTTCACCCTATAATAGAGGGGGTAAAAGCCGTACAATCGTGCGGATGATTCATAAAGTTTTATTTATTAAATAAATGCGGCTGCACCGATTTGTACAAGTTCGTACAAAACGAGGTGCAGCCGCACGAATTTATGCTTTCTCGTACATCACCCAGTAGGGTTGTCCTGCCAAATATTCTACATGGTACCCGGCATCAGCCAATTGCTTAGCCAGTTCGTTTGGCCGTACTGATATGATGTTGGATAAATCATATATCAATTCTGCGGTTGTTTTATAGCATTTGGCGGAAGTGGAACCAATAGGAGAATAGTTCTGTCCTAAGAAATTGGCTATGGCCTTCTGTTGTTCTGCTTTTATCTTTTCCAACTCATTCTGTTTTTCTTGTTCTTTTTCGTCCTTTTCATTCTCATAGTAAGAACGGAATCCTATTTTCCTACTCATTGTACACCTCCTTTCTGATCAGGGATAAGGCCTAAAAATTCGGTACGGGCATTATGTAATGTTGCTAAAACATCCAAAAATATTTTTGAATTGTCATAGAAATAACCACTGTATTCAAGAAGAAAGCCGATACTATCATCCAACAATTCTGCAAGAGATGCTGCTCGATTATTTTGCAATTTCAATAAGCAATTAGATATGGAATCATTGAGTACAATTCCATTAACGGTAGTATTATCCATTCTCGCCTCCTTTCTGCTCCAGTACATTAGCCTTCTCGCTAAATTGATAAACGGAACGAACCTTGCAAATATCGAGAAAGAACACAAGATCCGGACATCCGCCACTTATAACACGAGCCTCTATACGCGTGGTGCGACTCCCATCAAGAGGACCGGCAGAATATTGTATGCGCTTCAGTTTGGGATGATCCGCATTGATCCGGTTAATTACGTCACATAATTCATGTTTGAGCGCATCCAGGGAAAGTTCATCCTTGATAAGAACATACTCGTACTTATTCACGTAATCGATCACCTTTTTCCATGCCCGGTTCTTCGGAGCGTATGTCTGTAAATGGTAAACAAAGAACATCATGCTTTGCCTCCTTTCTCATTAAAGGTGATGTTGACTGTCCCACCATTGACATAGATGGAAATGGATTTCTCACTTTGTATTGCACGGATCCGTTTACGTCCGGCGCACAAATCAATGCCCAGCTGGGCAAATACTTGCTGGATCTTCTCCGCGGATACATAGCGTTCGCGGGCGCTTTGTTTTTGTTTACTCATACTACTATATGTTTCGCTAATAGGCAGAAAAAACGGCTGCCATTTCCCGTGTCGCGAAACATACAGTAGTATCTAACTCCAAAGAGCAAAATCTACATGGGAAAGGCAACCGTATAAGTTTACCACAAGTAAAACTTCTACTATCCTTATGTATGGGCATAAAAAAAGCCCAACTGAAACATCATTGAGCATTAACCGCGCTCTGCGGAGTAGATTACGATCTACCGTACGTTTCGCACCACAAAGATGCGGGTTTCTTTTGAAACAGCAAAAGAAAAGCGGATATTTTTTTGTTTGCTGTATAATCGAAAACTTTTTATTAATACTTCTACAATCATTTGCTTTAATGAAGTAGATAATGAAGATACTCCAGCTTGTGAATAGAGTAAGTTTTAGATTGTTATTACCTTGTTGAAATTTATGGAACTTTTTTCTGGAACAATACAATTATCAGAGAATATCATATACTCTTGCCCTTTTCCAACTGTAGCCGCACTATAATTTAGAGAATATTCGTACATTCGGAATTTTAAATAAAGGTCAAGAATAAAATCTTCTTTATCATAAGTTACCACCCACTTTATATTTTCTAATCCTGCGATTGCATTATAAATATCTCTATGGTCTTGGTCATCATAATAATTCATATAGAGACCCTTACCTTTTTTGTAGTAAGGTGGATCAAAGTAAAACAAGGAATTATTTGGTAGATTACTCTGTAGATTATGAATTAACTCTACTGCATCTAAATTATGCAATTCAATTTTGTCTTTATATAAAGCTATTAATTTAATACGTTTTTTCAAATCATCAGAATTATAACGAGCATCAATTAAATAATTCCCAGTTTGATTAAGCCCACCGATAACTCCCCCTTTTATAATACCGGAACGATTTGTCCTATTTAAAAAGAAAGTCGAAAATCCTAAAGATAATAGTTCGGCATTAGTTTTGTTTTTTTGAATTTCTCTTTGTTCATACCAAGTATCAATCGTGATAGGAGTATTTTCTATTAGCTGGCAGAATTCATCTGTATAATTTAAAATAGAATACCAAAAAGCAAATAATGAGCGATCTTTATCATTTATAATAATTTGATTGGCAACCCCGTTAATTAACAAAGAAAGAGCTATGGAACCTCCGCCAACATAGGGTTCTATATAGGTTCCCCCTATTAAATTATTTGCAACAAATAATTCAGAAAAGAAAGAAGATATCTTTCCTTTTCCTCCAGGGTATCTAAGTGGCGAGTAACGCATCATATAATTATTCTGATTCTATTTGAGACCACAAAGTTACCATAAAATCCTGAATATTATCCCAAGTTGTTTGAATATCTATTGGCACAGGGGAAAGTTTGTTACTATGTACATAAGCATTCATTGTATCCACTCCCCAAATAGAATTACGTTCTTTGGTTAATAATTTTACAGCTTTTAATATTGTTTCATCTGCAATTTTCTCTTTATATAAGTATTGACTAGCATCATTAACCTTCTGATACAAACTTCTTGAAGAATTGGAAGCCGAAATTTCTCCTTCTTTAAGTAATCCTTTTTTTTCAATGAAAGTATCTACACTTAATTCTAAAAAAACTCTCAAAGTGACAGCTGCACAATTAACAAAACTTCGAACATCTATTTTTTTCAATTCATCATAAATTTTATTTGCTTTTGGATTGGAAATCCTAATAATACAATTATTGGGTATAAGAGTTTTACGTTGGGTCGGAATAGACTTCTTTAAATGTCCTTTAGAATGCAAATCACTTCCCTCATTCTTTGCTGTATTATCTTCTTCTTCCAAATTAGGAATTTGTTCTAATGGATTATCCAACCTCCAAACTTCTCCTATTGTCTTATTCTTATCAGGCAGTTTTTCTCCTAAGCCTTGAATATAATCTTTTCTTTGCTTGGCATTATATATAGAACTAACCTTAAAATCTTTATCAGACAAATCTAAAATAATTTGCCCTAAGGCCTTAGCTATTTCTTCTTCTTCAAGATTAGAACTTAATTTAGAATTTATATACTTTAAACCCAAAATTTCCCGAACACTTTTATCTCCTAATAAACGAGCAAAATTTGTGAGTTTAATGTTTTCGGAAGCCCTCTTTACTTCTTCTTGTACGAAAGGAGATGTTCGTATGAAATCAATAGCTTGTATTTCTACAGACTTATTTTTTCCATGTTTTATATCAAATCTCTGTACTTGCTCTGGTTTCCACTCAACTATACCAACTCCATTCTGTTCTCCTGTATGTTCTAATCGAACCCATTTATCTGCCTCTTCTACATCATCATAAATATAGCACATTATTTTTCTAATCGGAGTTTCCATAAATCTTTCATGCAGCTTAAAAAAACGATTCTTTAATGAAGCATGTTTTTTAGAATCAATTAACTTAGGGTTAGCCATCAATTTTAATGCTGTGGTTCTTCTGTTTCCTTCCTTTACAAGAAATTTCTTGTTAGATTTCTTTGATGGCATAACATAAAATGGCTTGGGAGACAACCCATTCTCTAAAATATGTATCGCAATATAATAAATTTTGTCTCCTAATTTTGTTAGCATTATGTCTATAGCCTGCTTTTCATTCTCAACAGACTCAAAACGATCATTATCTGGATTTATAATTAAATTAGAAATACTGATAGATTTGTATTTTTTATTTGTCATAATATTAAATGGCGAATCCTTCACTATAGTGCGCCTACAGGAATGAATAAACCTGAACCCAATCTTATGGGTTACACTATGGAAAAGGATTCATTTAATTCATTTTTTGGCGTTGCTAAAATAGTGATTTTATCAAACTTAACAAAATAAAAAACTTTTTATTCTAAATTTAATTCATGATTATTTGAATAATGAAATAAAAAAAGGCTTCCAACCCGTGGAAGCCCCTCTGTCATTAAAAACCTTACGGCCTCGCGATAGACCGAGAAGTATCTTTCATTATGTCGCCAAGCTCGGATAGAGCTAAAGATAGGGTATTCAGTTCATCAGCGGTGAAGTTGGCTGGTTTGCCGTTTACCGCACTTCCGTTAATCCGTTGATATAGCCATTGGCGTGTTCTGCCAAAATAGTGCTGGGCAATATACGACATAGAAGCGAATGGCAATACTTTTTCTAAGGTCTGCCTGATTTCCACTGTTTTCACAATGGCTTGGGCTTCATCCATTGATTGCCTGGCACCATCTTGGAACGCCTGCGCAAACGCTTTTTTATCTTCCGGTGAAAGCGTCTGCAGAAAAGCCTTGAAACGTTTCTTATGGTCGGCCAATTCCTCCGGAGTGTTACACTTCAGATATTCCGATTTCCATTTTCCTAATTCTTTCTGTACGTCCATAAGCCTAAAAATTATATGTTAGAGAAAAAGTAGCCCCCTCAAGGAGGGCTACCGTTTTCATTCAGCTTGTCTTGTGCATCATTCAAATCGTCAAGACAATCATTGATGCCACTTTCAAGCTCCTCATCGGAAATCCAATCAGTATTCTGAATGTCATCCCAATAGAGGGAAAAGAAGCTGAGGTCTTTTTTCGCAGCTTCAATCCGAGCCTTTAGCTCTTCTTCTTCAGTCATAAAAAGATCGCGATTCTTAATGACATTGCAAATATAATAACCTTTTGGTAATTAAGCAAGAGAAATGTACTTTATTTTGAGGAATGGATTTATTTTTAACATTATTATTCTATCCTGTAAAAAGTCCCCTTCAATACCTTATTCAATCCATCTGCATCTATCTCCGCCTCAATCTTCTCGCACAAATACTGCTTGTTACCGATAAGAAATACCTTATTCACATTTGGCAATTTATTAGCATGAAATTGAATAACATAAGAAATATTCGAATGAAACTTCTTGAGATTGGATAGGCGGTGTCCCATACTATTTGCACAAACATCGTTCAAACTGAGAGAATAGGGTAAGAAATCCGTGACTTGTGCTTTAGTTTTCTGTTGATAGTCTGTGAAAGGATAAGCATGATTATAGAGTCTGGTTTGTCCGTTGGAAGTCAGGTTCTGTTGGTTTAGTATTCCGGTATTGAAAGCAATTTCCATACGGTCGTTCTTTTGTTGCTTCTCCGGCAGCTCAATATCACCGGCAATTGCCTCTTGGATATTGAACCCTTCTCCCTGAGGGCTGATTATCCAGTCCGGATTATAAATTTTGCGATAATAACTAACTAATGGGATATTCAAAAACAGGCTGGTATCGGTTCGCACCACATCAAAATTATGTTCCAGTCGCTTCCATGTACCACGATCATGTTGTACAATCTTGGCAGGGGCTATTTTCAGCTCAACGTCCGTATCATAAGATTCCGGATCACGAACAAAGTCTGCATAAAGATTAACCTCACGCAGAGTATCGATTTCGTTCTCATTGTAGTTGATGTAGTAACGTTTACCTACGACAAATATTACTTTCTTTCGCTCTGTCTTATTCATGCTGTCATAGGCATTTTTCATCTGCTGATAATTTATGTATTCCATTTTCTTAGCAGCTTTCAACAGATTCCGATCCAGTCGGAGGTAGCCATCATCAGACGTGGAAGGAAGGTCGTAACCGACATTGCCAGAGGTTACATCCTTATCACTTTTCTCCTCGTTTATTTCGACTGTAAATTCACATAACAATGCTGTGTGACTTATGATTTCTTTATCAGTATTGGAGAAATAATTGTTTAGTTCGATAAAACGTACAATTTTAGTAGATTCATCCACTACCATAACAACACCCAGAAATTTCTCCAATTCGTTGAAGAACTCAGAAATCGTCCAGTGTGGCAATGCTGTTTCGATACGGAATGAGTTTACTGCGCTGCATATATAAATGTTCCGCAAGAAATTGTTGTCAAAGAAAGTTGTATCAAAAGTATATCCGAAATATTCAATCAATTTTTTAATGACTGTAAGTAAATAGGGCTGAAAACTTCCTATCAAGTAGGTTGAATAGGGATTGAAGTTGGTTGTTCCTTCTTCATACGCAACTGCATTGACCAGATTTTCTTCTTTTGCTTCTTGGTAAAACACAGGCAAGAAAACCCCGTCTACTTCATCTACCGAGCCATAGACAGCCATCATTTTTGATTCCGGTAAGAAGAACTGAAACATTTCCGGCATGGGCGGAACATAGGGGCCTCCCAACTTCAACTCATCAATATAAATTTCATCATTTGTCAGAAGGTTAAATTCCGCATTACCTGATACAAGCTGTACTTTAACCAGTGTATCTTCCACTGACAACAAAACTGCACTGCCATAAAGCAGGCATTTACTGTTAACGATGAGTGTAGCCGGAAGGATGGTCTTTTTTTTCGTTACATCCAAACGATTGACATGCTTAAATATGGCATAATTGGCAGGCATAGGGAGTTCAACATCCATAGAATAATTAGAACTACGGGTAAAATAAGGATTTTCGGACGTAAATGTAAAGCTGAATCCTTCAGGAAGAACAGCCAATTGTCCGTCAATATATAATTCGGTCATTGTTTATTACGTGATTTATTGTTATTCAATATTTGGTATTCTTTTTGAGCTTGATTGATACCCCTTTTTCCGGTAAGATAAGTTTCCGCCACCAACGGTTCATCCAAACGAGTCTTTAGTTTGCGAAGCGTACGGGTACATTCTATCAGCATCGCCACCATCGCCGGGTCATTGGTAGTAGTTGTTGCACTGGCTGCGGGTGTCTTGGCCGGTACGGTATGTGTACTCTTTCCGGAACCAGCCACAGCTGCTATATCTTCAGCTGTCAGGTTACCGACATTTCCACTGCGTTGAGCCACATCAATGACATCGAATATCGGCCGTAAATTCGGGTTGGCCACAGCAAAACGATTGGCAACAAATTCATTTGAATGGACTATGCCCTGCGGCTGGTCCCAACTGCCGGGACCGGTATAGCCGCCGGTGTAGAAATTGCCGACCATCCCTTTTACTACAGCAAAAGCCGCTTTGATGGCAGCTACTTGGGCAGCTGCTTTAGCGGCACCGATAAAAGAAAGAGGAGCTGTTGCCGCCAAATTTTTTGCAGTGATTTCCAGTATGGAGATTTCAATAACACGTTCCAAAGCATCCAGTGCCATCAAAATGGTTTCACGTAAGAAATTCTTCAGCGAAAGTTCGCCAGTGGCAATCATTTCACCAATCGTTTCTCCGAAGTCGGAAGCGATGTCCGTCACCAGAGAGGCATATTGCCTATGCATTTCCATGGTTTTATCGTACTTCTCTTTCTCGGCATCGGTCTGGGCTTCGGCCTGCTCCTTCTGTATCTCCGTACGTTGTTCCTCAGTCAGTCGGTAGTTGTGAAGCAAATCATCCCAATACCGTTGCCGAATTCCGTTTACCTCCTGAGCGAAATCCTCCTCAGAAGTTAGTTTTTTATAATGACTGGAAGTTGCTTCTTCCAATTCGATACGGAACTGTTTCTGACGAATAGAAAGGCGTTCTTTGGCAATCTTGTCTGATGTTTTCTGACGCTCTTTTTCTGTTTTTTCATCTTGTTTTTTACACTCCTCGTTGAATTTGATTTGTGCCTCCAACATCTTTACCTGCAAATTCTCACGTTCATGTGCTTCCAGCCCCACTACTGCCAATTTCTCATTCAAAATCTTTTTCTCCAAGTCTATCTGAAAGGCAGTATATTCCTCGTTAGTTTTGATTTCTCCTTCAAGATAAAGCTTTTGAAGATGGATAAGCTGTTGCATATGCCTGGTTTCGATCTCCTCCAATTTTCCGTTTACACGTTTTTTACGTTCTTCTTCAGATTCGGGACTTCCGCCATTGCCTCCGGTGGGATTGTTTTTAGGATTGTTTTTAGGAGTCTTAGGATTCAATGCTTTCCATTTTTCTTGTACCAGTTTCTTATAACGTGCAGTTAAAGATTCTACAATCTCTTCTTCTTGGGAAATCTTGTTGCGAACATCCTCGCGAGCCATCGACCCCATCGGTGAATTGTCACTCAATGCCGGGGATTTTTGAAGGCGCATCAGGTTGATCCGGTGCTTATCCAGTTCGTCGGCAACCTCTTTTAATTCGATATTGCTTGCCAACATGGCATTATACCGATCAAGTGCCTCTGTATTCTCATTGATGATTTTGCCCTCCTTATCAATTTTTGCATTATAATCCGGAATGATGGCCTGTAATTTTTCAATAGCCTTTTTACGTTCTGAATTGGAGAGATTGTTATTGTGTATTTTGATGGTCAATTGATCAATAAGTGATGATTGGCGCTCATATTCATTATTTGATTTTTCTGTTATCTTTTCATTGACTTTGTTAAGGTCGTAATAAGCCTTGGTGCGTTGTGTCAGTTTGTAGGATACAATCGCAGCAGCAGCAATGGCTGTAGTAATGGCAGCTATAGGATTCAGCCCCAATACCGCCCATGCCGCCCGTATCGCCTTAGTTGCAGCAGAGAAACGGAGCGTCAAAGCTTCCACACCTGCTCGGAGAACAAGTGTACCGGCTGTCACCGTTCTGGTTATGATGTTATGAGTACGCATCTGTAAGATCAACCGGGTTATTGCCTTGTAATCACCCGCCAGTGCATCATTCAGGGCAATGGTAGCCATCCGATAGGCAGCCTTGACGATAATGCCTGCACGCATGATTTTGTTGTAAGAGGTATGATGAAGCGCAATCAACCGAAGTGTCGCATAATAGGTTGCCAACGGAACAAGCAGGGTTACGATGGTACCTCCCCACTTTTGGATCCAGTCAATCAATCCAGGCAGAATTTTAATAACATAGCTCAACATATTGGTACTAATGGCCAAAGCCGGATTCAGTTTCTCCCCCAAATCAATGGCTGCCAGCTTCATCTTATTGCGCGCCTGCTCCAGTTTGGCCTGTGCGGTATCACTGTTTATGGCCGCCTGCTCATACGCCACATTGGTTCCGGTAACAGCTGCCGTAAAGTCTTTCACCATCTCTGTATTCTGAAGGATTACTGATGCTGTGTTATAGCCTTCTTCCCCAAACATTTTCTTAATGGCACCGGCATCCATATTTTTATTCTTCAGATTCTCCAGAGCCTTATCCAATCCGACAATTTTAGGATTCGTTTCATCAGCTCCTGTCTGAAGAACCAGGAAGAATTTCTTCAATCCTGTTCCGGCCACTTCATCCTTTATGCCTCGATAGGCAAGAGTTTCAATCAATGCAACCGTCTGCTCGATGGGAACATTGGCTGAAGCTGCTGCTGTACCTGCATTCCGGATAGCCTTTGCCTGGCTTGCAATATTGGCGGAACCTGCTTGGGAACCGGCAGCCAACACATTGGTAAACCGTCCTGCCTGGTCTGCCGCCGCGCCATACTGATTGAGCGATAAAGTCAGCGAATCCACCGCTTCGTTCAGGGTGATGTCCTTGGCCGCTGCCTGTAATCTCATGGCTTCTTCCGTTACAGCCTTGAGCGCTTCCTTGTCACCAAGCAGTTCCGGCTTGGCCGAACCGACCAGCATAAACGCATCAAGAATTTCGGCTGCCGACTGCCGGACACGTAATCCCTCTTTGGTCATGGTCGTGGAGAGAGTCTTGGCCTGTTCCGTCAGCCAGGCAATATTCTCGTCGTCAAGTCCGGTTAATGCCTTCAATCCGGCTTGCGATTCTTCCAACTTGTTGCGTTCATCCCTGATGGCGCGCAAGGCAAGCGTGAATCCAGTCAGAAAACCGATTACAGACAGGATTACTCCACCGAAACGATTGAACCAGTCCACCATGCTGCCGACACTGATAGTTGCTTTCTTGGTTTCAGCGGTAACGCCTTTTATCTCCTGGCGATGTTGTTTGAGTATTCCTTGCAGATGTTGTATCTTTGCCATGGTGCGGTTATATTCTTCAGACCCCATGGTCATAGTCTTCAGCTGCTGCGTCAGCTGCCGGCATTCTTTTTCGATATGATTGACATCATTAACTATCTCCTTGCCGTCAATATAAAGATAAATGCCTCTTTTTTCTGATTTACTTTTTGCCATTCTTCTGAATCTTTAGTTTATCAAAATTTTCCAGTATCTTTTTAAAAGCTTTATCTCCGTAGTACTCTCCGGATATATCCGCTAATTCAGTGATGTGTTGGTTAATTGCTCCGTCAATGAAATCAACCGGTTTGCGTAACACTGTAAAGACTCCGACTCCTGTTTGATATTTCTGCTTTTTTATCTCCGAATAGGAATAGCCCTTTTTAACTAATGCTGACTTTATATCCCCGTTTCTCCACTTCCTTTTTTTTCGATTATACAGATTATACCCTTTGACTACCACACCGTTGATGCGGGTATATCCACGTCCTACACCATAGTGTACAAATACTCCATATTGTTTGAATTTGAATGCAATGCGGTTTATTTCATCTTTAGTACCCCCTTCGGCATATCTCATCCTTTTTTCCAGACTACGGCTTAGTTCATCGGTGCCCCTGGTTCTAAGTTGGAGAATATTGCCGGAAATACCTATAATGGAATCCATCCAGATACCCACATTCTTTTTAAATTCCGGTGCTGTGACCAGTCTACTTCGGTTTGTATCTTCTGCCATAAAAAAGCCTTTAGTTCCAAGTGCAAAACTAAAGGCTGAAAAGAACGGGAAAAAGGACAAGAATTTAGTGGACGGAGAATTTAAAATCGTTAATCCGGTTCAGCCATCCTTTGCGGAACACAATCTGTGAAGATTCCCTTTTACAGATTTCTTCAATAAATCGGATTCTGTCTGCCTTGATGGTTTCAAACAGCTGGCGCTGATTGGCCAGATTGATACTGGCAATGGTCTGAGGTCCTACAATGCCGTCCACCTTGATTTGCAGGAGTTGCTGTACTCTTGTGATACCGGAACGTCCGGAAGCCCATACCCAGTCTACACAAATGTTGGCAATGGACTGATTGTGTATAAAATCAGCCTGATACCTGTCCCAATAATATTTCTTGAAAACATAAAAAACATCGTCCGGAGTAATCATACGCAGATCATCTGCATCAATATCCCCGTCACCATCCTTGTCATAACCGCATGATTTCCATGTAGACAAAGTGATTCCCATATTGGTCTTACCACCTTTATCACTTTTGTGGTCACTCCATCCGCCTTCCCATTTACGGATGATTTTAAATAAGACTTCTGCTTTTGCCATAGATATTTGAATTAATAAAATCGAAGCAAAAGTAGTGTGTGGTTTAGCCATTGCATAGGACATTCATCCGCATAAGATGGTCATCAAGTGTTTTAGGATTGCATTTCAATTTTCGGCAGATAGCAGCTTTAGAATAACCATATTCAAGCATTGTCTTTATAAGGGACTCTTTTCCTGTGAGTTTATAATGTGAGTTACGCCCCCCTTTGTGCCTGCCTAATTTCTGTCCTTCGGCAACACGCCGGGCAAGACCTTCTTTTGTACGCTGGCTTATCAAATCACGTTCTATCTGGGCAGATAATCCGAAAGCAAATGCAAGAATTTGAGACTGTATATTGTTGCCTAATTCATACTTCTCTTTCACTGTAAGAACAGTGATATTTTTTTGCATAAGTGTGTTTAGGATAGACATGACCTCCATTAATCGACGACCGAGGCGACTGATTTCCGATGCAATAAGGGTATCTCCCTTCTTTAATTTCTTAATGAGCGGGCCGAGTTTTCGTTTTTTTGCAGACTTTGTTCCTGATACCGTTTCGGATATCCACTTATCAATATTTAGCTCTCTGATACGAGCAAATTTCTCAATCTCGAATCGTTGGTTTTCGACAGTTTGTTTGTCCGTACTAACACGAATGTAAGCGTAAATCATTTTTGTCGTAAAAGTAAGAATTGAATTTTGTGCTACAAAACTTATATCAGACGCCCCTAAAAAGTATGAGGTATGGCGGACAAGAAAGAAAA